TAGAAACAAGGGCTGATGATGCTGCATTGTAACAACTATAATTAGCTGGTACACCAACTAAGTTCTCGAGCACTGGAACAGTGAAAGTCACGCTATAACGAACACGCAACTCTCCAACTTCTGTATTTGAGGGAATACCTTGAGTGGCAACATGAAGTAAGCCTACATCAAAGGTTTTAATATCAGAGTTTCCTGGCAATCCACCAATACGAACATAATGAGCAACAGATTGCGAAGGATGCATTTGTTTCGGAGGCAATCTCAACGAAATGTTTTCACATGGCATCCCATCAGCATGAGGAATGGTATCTTCCATCTGTTGTTTTGTTCCCGGTGGAGCATCTGAAGCATCAAAATCTACACTTAAGATAACTTTGCCAGCTTGACCAGCTGTTGAAAACTCAGAAACTTCTCTCTTAAAGAAAAACTCTAGTTTTTGGAAACGATATTTCTCCCATTGAGCAGCTTGCTTTGACAACCATGGGAAAGTTGTGGCTTGTCCAGGATTAATTGGGTATGAGACGACATTAAAATTAGGTTGATTAGCAACTGTAACTGCTCCAATAAATTCCTCATTTGAAACAGTAATAGATCGTACATTTTGTTGTTTAAAATTAGTATTTCCAACTCCTGATGCCATTCCTCCGGCTCTCAACCGACCAGCCCTACGGCGTGGTCGTTTAGCACGTGGTTGTTTTGGTTTTGGTCCCGTAGCATTCCCTTTCTTAGGGCCTCGTGCACGCGGGCGTCGCGCACTTTTGGATTTTTCTTCCGACTTCTTCGGTTTAGACGACATATTGTCTCTTTTATCAGGCTTGATTGATCTTTCTCTGCATTCCTGATACATTTGGGGTTTCAAATTACAACCACCAGTAAAGAGCTTATAGTAAAATGAGTCGGTTTGTATGTTGGTTTTGGCTTGAATCCATCGTAGATCATTACATAAAATGTGATCATATTTCGTAAGCAACTCCTGTATCAGGGCTCTGCAATATCGACGAAAGACTAAATCAGTCCAGCCTATTTGAAGCAAACAACATACACGCACTAGGCTTGTTTCAGGCGTAAGGTGCTTTTTATCTGCATACAATAAAGATTGCATTAATTTATTGCGGTCATACAATGGAACTGCGATTTCACCTAAAAATACGGTGTGCGCGGACAAAAAGTCCAAATCAACAGCTCTACGAGGTTCTAAACTATCCGTAGTTGTCGTAATTCCAATTGTTTTCCAAACTTCTATAACAGTTCGGGCATTAAACCATTCATGTGCAACATCGGATACTGTCCAGGTATTATCATCACCTAGTAAAGCCTTTGCAGTATGTTCTTCAAACAATGCTAAGGTACAGTAGTCTGCAGGACTAAGTTCAATCCATGCATAAGCTAACATCCAGTACAAAATTAATGTGTTATCAGTAACAGTGTTTACAGATCCGGAGGGATTACCGGCCTTCTTCATTACAATGTTCCCATCAGCAGTCACAATAAGAGTATGACACAAATTTCTATAGTACGTCTTAAAACGTTGTAGATTTGCTGGGGTTCTTTCTTCCGATGCGAGGCAGTTGTATCTATACAATGCACATCCCCACATCAAAAATTCTCGCAATGAAGAATCATATTGGGATTCATCTAGAGCATAACCATTCTTGAAAACGTTAAGCTTCCGATAGAGTCTATCCCAATTTCCTTTTAAGGGTGACATACCTATAACTGAGGAGGAACGCAAATGTGATTCATACATTTTCTCATTCATTTCAACAAACAAACGGGTTCCATGAACTGTCATGTCCGCAGCCATTGCTGTAAAGGTACGTTGGGAGTTTTCCAAGATCTTTTCATTTGGTCTCAATTCCTCTTTTAAAGATGAGGAAGCCAAAGCTGTATAATTTGGATCATAGGCGAGGGTTTCAAAATCATCCTCCAACCATTGAATTATATCAGGATCTCCTTCAAATAACTCACCCTTCGTTGAAAATTCCTTATTAAAAGGAGCTCCACTGCTTGTGCTCATGTCCAATCGCGACATAGCAGCAGGAAGATCCAAAACTCGGGAATCACCCATGTAAGGATGGAAATGGATTTGCATCCAGCTCCATGCTTTGTTTAGATTTTTAATCTTAGCTTCTGGCATATTAACAAAGTCTTTTCCATATTTTGATAATGATTTATAAGCTGCCTCCTCATTAGGGGTAGGCAGGTTCCAAGTAGGTTCATGAACAACCTCATTTGAATCAAGAAAACTTTTCACATATGGATCAATTACA